CGTTTCCTGAGATGATCAACTTCAGGGAACGGCTTTTTCCACAATTAGTAGGTTGGGAAAATAAAAAAATTTTCATCTGGTACATCCAGATTGAATGAATTGATTATACCATATTTTTTCATGATTTGTCAATAAAATCGCTTGTCGAATTTTGTCGATACCAAAAAACATCTTTTTCAAAGTGCATTCCGCCAAGAAACATCTCAAAAAAGGCTGGATTTTGAGATTATTTTATAGTCTTCAGCTGTGTGATTCAAAATTTTTATTGAAAGTAGACGAATAGATTAAGCCGTCCTTTCATATACTATACCCGTATTAAAACTTCGTATCCGTAAAAAAATTACGGATAACGATTGACTTCTGAGGAGAAATCTGATATAATGATAAAAAATTTAAGTACTGGGAGTGTGTACTCTATGTTAAAACGGTTTGAGGTTGAAAATTATAGATGCTTTTCAGAAAAACTGGTGTTTGATTTAACTGCACGAGATTATAGTTTTAATCAGAATTTGGTTCGCAATGGAATTGTTAACAAGGCAATTATATACGGGAAAAATGGCATCGGTAAAAGTGCACTTGGTTTTGCTATTTTTGATATTGTCAGTCACCTTACGGATAATGAAAGTTTGAAAAAAAGAAATTATAGAAATTTGGAGCACTTAGATCGACCTGCAACATTTCGATATTTTTTTAAGTTTGACAATGATGAGATTGTTTATGCGTACACAAAATTTGATCAATACGATTTACGAAAAGAAGAATTGACCGTAAACGGAAGAGAAGTGATTCGATTTAATTACTTTAGTGATTCTGAAGAAGATCGGTTTGTAGATGATACGCTAAAGGGAAGTTTAAATATCGACTTGAAGGATAACAAACTTTCTGTTCTAAAGTATATCTATCGCAATACGCCGACGAATCCTTCTTCTCCTGTCACAAAGCTGGTCAATTTTTGCGAAGACATGTTATGGTATCGTAGCTTGTCTGAAGGAAATTCTTATATGGGATTTACCACAGACAGCTTTGAATTAACAGAACTAATTCGCAAAAAAAATAAGTTAAAAGAGTTTCAATATTTTCTGAAACAAAATGGTCTTGACTACAGTCTTGGATTTGAAAAAGAAAATGATGGGTATATTTTATATGCTTATTATGGCAATGGTAAAGCTAAAGCTCCTTTTACATCCTTAGCATCTACTGGAACAAAGGCTTTACTTCTTTACTTTGCTTGGAGTACAGCAGCTTTTCCTAAAATTTCTTTTTTGTTCATTGATGAATTCGATGCATTTTTTCACTATGAATCTGCGGAATTGATTGTAAAGCTCTTAAATGAGCAGTCAAATTTTCAATCTATGCTGACCACACATAACACTTACTTGATGCAGAATCGTCTTACAAGACCAGATTGCTGCTTTCTGATGACAAAAAATAAAATATCAAATCTGTATGAGTCAACCGACCGTGAAATTCGGGAAGCGCATAATCTGGAAAAGATGTATATCAATGGGGCATTTACAGAATGATGAAAATTTTAATTGTATTAGAGGGCGAACGAACAGAACCAGATTTTTTTCAGTCGTTGCTTCAAAAGTTTGAATTGAATGCTGAATTATGTGTTGTTGGGACAAACTTGTATACCCTGTATCACAGGTGTAAAAAGTATGATTTTGAATGCGATATCAGAGATGTGCTGAAAGAACTCATTAAAGATAATGCAACGCAAGCGATGTTGGAACAAAGGTTTGCCTGCACTTATCTGGTTTTTGATGCCGATTTGCATAACAAAGCACCGGATCAGCGTGGCAAGACGATTTCGCCTGAAAAGTTAATAGAAGATAATTTCCAAAAACTGCTTGAAATGGCGGAGTATTTTACAGATGAAACCGACCCATCTGTTGGGCGGTTATACATAAATTATCCTATGATGGAATCTTTTCGGTATTGTGATACTTTTAAGGATGACCAGTATTTATCTACGACAATTCCGATTGGTGCATTACATAATTTTAAGCGTTTTGCAAGTGAGAGAAAGTTGTCTGGTATTTCCATAACGACCTATCAAAAAGAGAATTTTATGGATTTGATACGAATGAATATCCAGCGATTAAAAAATTTATCGGATAAACATGCAGCTGTGCTGTCCTATCAAGCCTATCAAATTCTTTCAGAAGCTCAAGAAATTGCTGCAAAACAGTATGATATGGTTCAGGGGAAGCAGGCATTATTTGTACTGAATACTTGTTTGTTTATCATTCTTGATTATTTTGGAAACAGAGATCATTTCTATGATGGACTCGTTTCATCATAATTTTACCCCATAAAAGGAAAAAATGCTCTTGAACGTTGTTGTTCAGGAGCATTTTCTATTATCCTTGCATTTTTCCGTCTATGTTTGCCACGTGCTTCAGAATCTGTTGCAACGTGGATTCTTCGGTGTCCGGTTCAGGTATTGGTGTTGGCTCTGGTTCAGTTGGTTGTGTTGATTTTGCAAATCCATTCAAACCAGCAGCCTTAATAATGGATGGGTAATCGGTATAACAATAATCCATATCACACTCACCAACAATGCCAGGAATACTTTTTTGTCCAATAATATCATGCTCTGTGCTGCCGGCTACATTATATTGCCAAATGCCGTATGGATTTTGATACGTGCATTTACTTGCATACTGGGCACACCAGACCGTATAGCGGCTTTTGATGCTATCTGAAAGGTAATTATCTAAGTAATACGTGCTGCAATACAGTCCGGCAAAATATCCAGCCTGTTCCAGCGTGTTCAAAAATGCATCTACTATTGCAGAGCAAGCAGCTTTGCCTAATGCAAATTGTTTTTCGTTCTCCAAATCCATATAAACCGGATACTTAAACGATTTACCTTTAATGGTCTGCAAAAATACCTGAGCCTCACGTTTTGCCTCGTCTGCCGACATTGCGTAACTAAACCAGTATGCACCGCAGGGGATACTCAGACGCTTACAAGCGGCATAGTTACGGTTAAATTGTGTATCAACTTGGTTTGCCTCTTTGCCGTAGCCTGCCCGTAAAATCGCAAAGTCAACCAGTCCGGATGCCTTTGCAGCGTCCCAGTCAACCTCGTTTTGACAGTATGACACATCAATCCCTTTTAAAACGCTTGTTGTTTCGGTGGTCTTTTTGATGCCAAAATACTTATAAAAATCCTCTGTAACAGTACCATTGCCTTTGACCTCGTCGCCTAACCAGCGGTATCCTGTCCGCACGTCCAAATGCGTGTACTGGTAAGATGTCGTGATGTTAGCAATACCGCCAAAGCCCAAATCCTGAGCTTTACAGCACACCGTCTTGCTGCTGATGGGCTGCCCGTCCTGCCCGTAACAGCAGACATCCGCAGCAGTGCCTTTGGTATGCTGACCGCTGCTTGTACCACCTACAGCCTTGTCGTGCTCTGGGCAACGATAACCGCTTGTTACAATGATTTTGCTACAGTTCAGAGCGGTATAGAGGGCTTCCAGCTTGTCAACCAGTTCGGATGCAATCAAAGTTTCATGGCTACTTCCGCACTGACACCGAAATTCCCTGACGTTGAAATGCGGGGAAAGCTGTGTATTATCGTTATAATCATAATGATTGACTGGCATGATATCATCCTTTCACAAAAAATATTTTTAGAAAAATTTGAAAAAACACTTGACAAGCACATTAAAATGTGCTATAATAATCTTACAGAAGGGGGGTGATTAAATTGAACGACAAAATAAAAGAGCTTATCAAGATTGTCGGAAATCTCAATAAGCTCATGTTAAAAGTAATTGAACTGGCGGGAACAATTACTTTACTGGTTTTGGCGGTTAAGAGCATTTTTGATGTGCTTTAAAAACCGCTGCGGTGGAGAAATCCACCGCCCCTTCGGGGGCTACCATTAGTATACCACAATTTTTTAAGGGGGTCAATACCATGTTAGAGCTTTTGAAAAATCTTTTCAAACTTTCCTTGCAATGTGCAATTTTTCTGGTTTTGATTGCAACTTTGATTTTCGGCACAATGGGTGCTTTGAAAATGATTTTCTGAGGTGACTGTATGAGAGTTCGTGAAATTCGTACAAAAGAGCATTTGAGTATTCCACAGCTTGTGGAACTTACTGGCATCTCGAGACGTACGTTGCAGGAAATCGAAAAAAGAGGGGATTGTCTGGTATCCAATGCAATAAAAATAGCGGATGCCCTGGGTGTCACGCTGGATGAACTTTGCAGAGATAACCCAGAACAGACCGAAACCGAATAACCCGATGCCGTCCGGCAGCTTTTACGCTGTCGGGCGGTTTTTTCTTTAATCTGCTTCTGGCAATCCAGTTTGCATCCTATATGAATTATTATAATCATAATTATTAACTAATATAGTATTATCCTTTCAAAAAATATTTTTATAAAAATTTGAAAAAATACTTGACAAACACGTTAAAACGTGGTATAATAAAATCATGGAAAGGAGGTGAGAAGATGTTGAGATGGTCAACAGAAAAAATAAAAGAGCTTATCAAGCTGGTGCAACAACTTAATAAGCTCGCAATCGAGATAATTTCCCTTGTTGGTTGGATTCTTATCTTGATTAAGATTATAGGCTAAACGCCTACGGTAAGAGTTGGGAGCGGACAAGCTCTCAACCCCCTGCCGTCATTATATCATAACCATTTCAACCTGTCAAGTATGAAAAACATTTTTAAGCTGTCGTGGGCAATTTTTAAGTTTGTTGGTTTGATTGCATTCTTGATTGCAATTGTTCATTTACTGCTAAACGGAGGAATCTAAATGAATTTGAAAAAAATCAGGACAGAAAAGGGAATCACAATTCCGAAATTAGTCGAGCAAACCGGCATTCCAAAACGTACCGTTGAGGACATTCAAAGGCGTGGGGATTGCCTCGTGTCTAATGCCATCAAACTCGCCGATGCCCTCGGTGTCACGCTGGATGAACTTTGCAGAGACAACTCAGAACAGACCGAAATCGAATAACCCGATGCCGTCCGGCAGCTTTTCCGCTGTCGGGCGGTTTTTTCTTTAATCTGCTTCTGGCAATCCAGTTTGCATCCTATATGAATTATTATAATCATAATGATTAACTGATATAGTATTATCCTTTCGCAAAAATATTTTTATAAAAATTTGAAAAAACACTTGACAACCACTAATTTTTGTGGTATAATAAAATCATGGAAAGGGGGTGAAACCAATGAGCAAAAAGAAAAAAAGAAGACCGAAAAGAGCGATGTTCAATCAAAAAGATTTGCAAAAAATCTTGATGCTTACAGCTCTAATCAATCTTCTGAATGCGATTACCACCTTAGTCAATAAGATTTGGGACATCTTGCACTAAGAAAAATCGCTTGTAACAACGGGCAACGGATGGGCAGCAGCTCATCCGACCCTACTATTATTCTAAAACAATTTTTGCTCATTGTCAAGATGTTAGATGCCATTCAGATTCTGCTTTCTCTTGCAAGTATCTTTTTATCCATCTATGCAATTATTTTAATCAGACGTATGAAATGAGGTGCTGAAATGAATCTGAAAAAGATTCGCATGGAAAAAGGGTTAACGGTTCAGCAGCTTGCAGATCTTGCAGGGCTTCCAAAACGAACTGTAGAGGAAACAGTCAGACGGGATACTTGTTCCGTCCGAACTGCTATCAAGCTTGCTGATGCCCTGGATGTCACGCTGGATGAACTTTGCAGAGATAACCCAGAACAGACTGAAATCGAATAACCCGATGCCGTCCAGCAGCTTTTCCGCTGCTGGGCGGTTTTCTTATTCAACTACAATTGTTCTGATTTCATCGAGATTGTAAAAACCAATCCAAGCTTCATTTTTTATCACAATAAAAAACTTTCCATCATAGGTGTAGTCATCCCATTCACTTTTCTTCCACTCAGCAAATTTTCCATCTTTCATTGTAACTGTGATTGTTTCATATTTATCTGGACAAGGAGGAATGCAATTTGGCATTGGTGGAGGCGTTTCAGAAATCAATTCCTTCAACCCTTTCCCTGACAAAATATCATCATATTTTATTAGCTTTCTTCTATTCATCGTTCAACCTCCGGCAGCCCTGCCACGGATGTCAAAACAGACAACACCCCAGCCAGCAGAGCCGCACTGCCCACGGCGATCCAGTTCACATCTTGCATCACAGCAGCTACGCCAATCGTTGCTACAGCGGTCTGTGCCATAGTTTTGACTGCTCTGACTGTCGCAGCCTTTGCCCAAAGTTTCCAGTTTCTCATGTTATGCTCCTTTCTCATCGGTCGGCAGTGCCATGAATTCTTCATGCAAATGCGTCATCACACCATTGCCGCCCAGTTCGTGATACTGCCGATACATATTCTCGTAGTTTTCCTTTGCGTAGAAGGGTGCAAACCCTGCATCAATGTACTTGTTATAGCAGTGCAACATCCGGTCACGGAGCAGGGCTTGCACACCGTATTCCAAAGCCTTTTGTCTGGCATCCTGCTTTTGCATGCGGTTTAAAATCGACCTTGTACCAATGCCCAGAATACCCGTTGCAGACAACACAGAAATCGCAATGGTGATAATCTCTCGAATCACACAGCTTCCTCCGTTTCTTTCACATCTTTCGTTTCTTTCTCTTCTTTCACGTCATAATCGCCGGAAAGCAGTACCAACATTTCCGGCGTTAGGTCACCAGATGCAAAAATCTGATACTGTCCATTTTCAAGCTGCACTGCCTGAATTTTTGCGTTGCCCCAGCCTGTTCTCTGGATGGCTTTTCCTGCTTTTAGCTGTTCCATTGCTTCAATAATGTTCATTGTGTTCCCCCCTTATAAGATTGTAATCGACTGAATCAGCGGATGGCTGTTGTTACTCCGACCAACCCAAACTAAGTAGTATGTGCCAGCCGTTACGCCCTCGCAGGGCGTCAGCGTTGTGATATAGTCCGCACTGTACAGCCACTGTAAGAGCTTGTGTTCATAGGCGTTTTAAGAGTGTAGCAGCATGAGAAATCATAATCATTGTT